ATGGCATCCATCCAAAAACAGGGCAAAAAATGGCGTGCCCAGGTGGCCCGAAAAGGGGTCCGAAAGTCGGCTGTTTGGGACACCGAGCGCGAGGCTCGGCGGTGGGCCGATCAGGTTGAGAAAGAAATTGACGCCGGGCTGTTGCTGGGACGCACATTCGGGCAGGCGGTCGAGCACTACCTGAAGACCGTCAGCAAGGCGAAGGCTGACCCGGCTTGGGAAAAGCGGCGGTTCGATGCGTTCCTGTCGCACTTCGGCCCCGACACCCCGCTGGACAGCATCACGACAGAACGCCTAGGCCGCTGGCGAGACTGGCGCATGACGGGGGATGACGACCACCCGCCCGTTACCGGCGCGACCGTGCTGCGCGAGATCAACCTGCTGCGCAACCTGTTCTCCCTCGCCCGGGATGAGTGGAAGTGGATCGCATCGAGCCCGTTCACCGGCCTGCGCATGCCCGAAGACAACGACCCGCGGACTCAGGTATGGCGCTGGCAGCAGATCAAGCGCGTTCTCCGGGCCGGCCGGGACGGCAAGACGCTGGAGGTAATCAAGGCCTTTCGCATCGCCTTGCACACGAGCCTGCGCCTGAAAGAGGTGCTGGAGGGCCGCTACGACGCCAGGCGCCGCGTCATGGTCCTTGGCGGCACCGAAACCGGCACGAGAACCAAGGGCGCTGGCACCAAGGTGGTCGAGGTGCCAATCCCGCGCCGCGCCGCCAAGCTGCTGCCCGAGAAGTTCACCGTGGGCGCGAATGAGGCCAGCGCCCTGTTTTCCAGGCTGACCGAGCAGTTGCTGATTCGGGATCTGACGTTTCACGACACCCGGGCTACCGCGCTGACCTTGCTGGCTAGACGCATGGACGTGATGACCCTCGCCCGGATCAGCCGGCACAAGGATCTCAACCTGCTGCTGCGCACCTACTACCGCGAGTCGGTGGAGGACATATCCGCCCGGATCTGAAACACATTGGGCACTCCAAACACTGTATGCTCATACAGTGTTTTGCCATGTCATTCAGCTTCGAAAAGGCGGCAACTGGCTCCCCCGCTCCCAGGTCGCCGGCTCGGCCGGTGCGCGCGGCTGGCTGGACTTCAGGAAGGCGAATCCGGCCTACTACGGCCTGACCTGGGATGCCCGACTGCTGAGCCTCAAGACCCTGGACAAGGACTGCCTGGAACCGCTGCACTACGCGCGCATCCTGGCCATCAAGGACGGCGGCATCATGCTCACCGGGATGGAGATCACCTTCCGGGCCGTCAAGAGCAAGCCGACGCACACCCAACAGACCTGGTGGTGTGTCGTGCACGAGGAGGAAGGCTATGCTGCCCTCGAACGCCACAACCCGAAGTCATCCAGCGGGTTCGACGTCAACGACGACGACATGACCGACTGAGGAGCCATCATGTGCAGCAACTATGAAGCCGTGTCCCGTGCCGACCGCCTACTGTCCTTCTTCGGGGTGGTGAGGCAGGACCAGGAAGGGCCGATCCTGACGTGGCCGACCGGCATGGCGCCGTTCATCCGGCTGGCCGAAGACGGCTCGGGTAACCGCCGCGTCGACGACGGCGCCTTCGGCCTGCTGCCCGGCTTCGCCAAGGAACTCGCCTACGGGCGCAAGACGTACAACGCCAGAACGGAGACGGTGGCCAGCCTGCCGAGCTTCCGTAGCGCGTGGAAGAAGGGTCAGCGCTGCATCATCCCGGCCGAGGGCATCTTCGAGCCGAACTGGGAAACCGGGAAGGCCGTGCGCTGGCGCATCCAGCAGCCGGGCGAGGTGCCCATGGGCATCGCCGGCATCTACGAGCATTGGACTTCGCCCGAGGGCGAGAAGCTGTTCAGCTTCGCCATGCTGACCGTGAACGCTGACGGGCATCCGGTGATGCAGAGGTTCCACAAGCCAGGCGACGAGAAGCGCATGGTAGTCATTCTCGACCCAGCGCAATACGACCGCTGGTTGACGTGCCCTGTCGCCGAGGCGCCCTCTTTCTTCAAGCAGTGGATGGGGCATCTCGATGCTTTCCCGGCACCGCTGCCGCCGCGGGCGAAGAAGACAAAGCCGACCGCTGCGGAACCAGATGCTCCGCCGCCCGGCGACAACCTTTTCTAGCCCGCGACAATCAGGTGATGACCACCCTCTACCTGCAGATGACAGAGAAGCTGATCGCCCACTGGAAAGCGAACGGCAACATATACCCCTCGAAGTTCACGCTGTCGCCAGCACTGCGCGATGAGTACCGACGTTGCCTCAGCTGGATGACGAACAACCACGGCAAGACGGTCACCATGCCCGAGAAGCACATGGGCGTGCGCATCGAGGTCAACGAAGCGTCACCCGGCGTCATGGTAGCCGCTGACGGCACCGAGGTCGCGCTGCAGTAGGCAAATACCTTTGCAGTTGTCGCGTGACACAATTCCTCCTAAATGGAGGGGTATATGGGTGAACGGCAAAAAATCAGCGGAGTCGTGATTTCGTACAACCGAGCGGATGTCATCGAAGCCACGCTGCGGTCCCTGTGGTTCGTTGATGAACTCATCGTCGTGGACAAGTCGTCTACCGATGGAACGGCCGAACTGGCCAGCAAAATCGCCGACCGCGTGATCATAGAACCTTGGCGCCCCCTTGGCGAAGACTCGCGCCAGTCTGCTGTCAACGTCTGCACTCACGATTGGATCGCCTGCATGGACGATGACGAGTGCTTCAGTATTGAGGCTGGGCAGTACATCCAGAAGGAACTCGAAGCACCGACCGCTGGTATCTACATCTTCCCGCTTCGGCACTACATCCTGGGCACCCACGACGAGGAGGCCTACTACTGGCCTGATCGCAAGCCCAGGATGTTCCGACGTGATGCAGTCAGCTTTCGAAGCACTGTGCATAACGAGTGGAACTATCGAGTTGAGGACTGCACCTTCCCATCGGCTGAAGACGGCATTTGCATTCATCACCTGTCGCACAAGGATGCCGCGACCTGGATCGAGAAAACCAACAAGTACACGTCGCAGAACGACAGGCACCGCATGTTCGAGGATGACGCAGACTTGATCGCCTTCGCCCATCGCCAGATCGATCAACATTTCGCGCAATCCAAGACTCAGGACCGCACCGGATACGCTGCAGCCGTTTCGGTGCTACGCAGCCTTTATGACATCGTCGACCGCGTCAAAGGATGGGAGGAAGACCACGGTATCGATGGCGCGAAAGCCTTTCGCGAGTTCGCCACGCATCTGGAGTCTACGTATCCAGCAAGAGAAAGAAAGTCTCCCGTCGCGAGCACCCTTCGGGAACGCAAGCGATGGAACTTCTTGGGACGCTGATCAGACTGCAAATGCAGAAAATCCCCGCCCCGGCCGAAGCCAAGGCGGGGAGTGAATGGGTTGATGGCCTCATTCTGAGGGCGGTGATTGCCCTCGGGTGATATAGGAGTCAGCCCGGCATGAGTTGTAGGCGGCGCTCGTCTTTTCGATTTCGGTCAGGGCGTCTGCAAGGCGTCGAGCACCAGCTTCCGAAAGTACCCCACTGGCCGCGCCGGCGTCTTCTGCACCAGCGCTGGCGGGTCGGGCAGCTTCACTTGCGGCGCCTCCACCACTGCGCCCGGCATCGCGGGCGCAGTCGCGCACCCGGACAACCACAGGAGCGCTGCGCTGGCGCTGATCGTCCGCATTGATCTGGGTGACAGCTTTTTCATCGGTTTTCTCCTGCGCCGCGGCGCGTTTGTTGAGCTCGGCCTGCTTGGCGTCGCGTTCCTCGGTGCGCTGCTTGAGCAGCCGGGCCGCTGCGGTGTTCGTGGCAACGACTGCCGCGTTCTGAACCTGCAGCGCGAGCCCGGTGGTCTTGGCCAGGGCGCGGTAGTGCCACGTCGCCAGCCCAAGCACTGCCAACAAGACGATGCAGATGTAGAGCACGATCGATTTCAGGTTAGGCAGCAGCATCGGTTGTCTCCCAGTTGAGTTCACCGCCAGCCCGAAGTCCTGCGGGAGCGGCATCGCTCAGGATCCAGCACGGCATGTCGTCGATCCAGATGTGTGGCGTGATGCCACGCGCCTCCAGAAATGGCAACTTGGCATGGCGAGCCGTGAAAACGATACGGTCTACCTTTCCCAACAGTTGACGATGCACGTCTTCAGCCTCGAACTCGTCACGCATGGTCACCACGCAGACCTGGTGGCCGCGTGAGCGTGACGACGCAATGAATGAGAGCCACAGGTCTGGGTCGGCTGTAAAGGTGCCATCGAAGTCCAGGGCGATCAGCATGGAAGCCTCCAAGGGCAATGCGGTGCGGTATGTCCTTCCCCGCCGCAGAGGGCGCAATAGAGCTTCATGATTTCAACTCAGGCAGTTCGACCGTATGCCCAGCCAGAGCATGGGTGCAATCCCCAAGAAACTGGATCCGGCCGTCAGTGACAAACGAGTGGCAGATTTCAGGCGGGTCTCCTTCCTCCGGGATGTAGGAGGGATCCACGGCGCGCCCAGTGCGCACAAGCACCGAGGGCATCAGAGTTGGAGCGTCATGTGACCCATTCCAGCCCCAGCCTCCCGGGCCAGTGCTCACGGCATGCTTGCCATTGCAGCCAGGGCAGTGGAACCACGCATAGTGAGGATCGACGCCCGATGGATGAGCAAGCTTCGCCATCATTTCCCCTCTGCGAGCGTCAGGCACCAGTTGGCCTCGTACTGGCGCCTGTTCTGCAGGCCCTGCACATACACGCCGCCAGCGAAGCTCCACACCGGACGACCATCGGGACCGCGCGCGAGAGCCTTGCACGCCGCTTCGCGGTTGCCGGCGCGCATGAGCTGTGCCGCGCGCGAGCCGCACGCCGCCGACTTCCCGACGTTGATCGCGAAGAGCGTGAATGCGTCGAAGCTGTTCTGGTCGAGCTTGTCGGCCGGGATGCAGGCCAGTACGGCACGCCCGTACTCGGCCGCGGTCTGCGCGTCGATCGCGTCGCATTGCGCCTGCGTCAGCCGCTCGCCCACCGGCCGCGGTGGCTGCGTGCGCCCGCTGCAGTAGGTCGGCAGGCCGCCGGCCAGCCTGTCGGCGTAGACGGTGAGCTCCTGACTCTCCCACTGGTGCATGCCACCCAGCAGCACCGCACCGCCGAGTACCAGAGGCGCTGCGATCTTGGCGGCCAGCTGCGCACGCGTGCTCACGACAAGTCTCCTGGCTTGGTCAGCCCTTTGCGCTCGGCCCACTCCTTCAGGCGGCGTCCCCACTCGGACTCCTCCCGCCACCACTTGCGTAGCAGGTAGAGGATCTGGAGTACCACCAGAATCCCCGTCAGGAGGCCGGTCCAGCTGATGTTTGAGTACCAGGCGATGCCGCTGGCTGGCGCAGTGCGCACCGCAAGTTCCGTTGCGATGTCTTTCAGTTCTTGTTTCATGCCATCCTTCCAGGAAAAAGAAAACCCGCCGAAGCGGGTTCATAGTGGTTGGAGGAATGCAAGTTCAGACTGGCGCAACTGGCCAATCGATAGCCGTCGGGAAATTCGTCTGCTGTGGCACGTCGCGCAATGCTTGACGATAAGTAGTCCAGATCTCCGCAACGCCTTCCGGCACATCTGGCAGCTGCGTCCAGTCACAGGCTTTCAGCGATTCAGTACGGTCGGCGCGAGCGATGGCCGGCACATCGATGTTGCCGATGTCGAAGTACATCCCTTGGCGAACGATGCCGCCAACCTGGGCTATGTCGCTGCCCATGGCGATGGTGGTGAAGCCTGCCGGCATTTCAGGCCAAACTCCAGTGTCGGGGTCCATCTCAAAGTCGCGCAACTCAAGAATGATGCCAATGCGGTCCAGTTTTGCAATTCGCATGAAATGCTCCTTGTTGCTTAGAAGGTGTAGCTGTTAACTTGTGTGGTGATGCCTTGCCCGGTGCCACCACCGATGGTGAAGGTGTAGTAGATCTGCTGCGGCGTGATCAGTTGGATGTTGAAGAAAGGCGCGGCGATCTGGTTGATCGTTGTTGCAGCCCCACCCAGCGTGACGTTGAAGCTGCCGATACTCGGCGTCGCGTTGTCGGACGAGAGCGTCGAGCTCAGCAGCGTTCCCGCCGTAGTAGTGAAGGCAAGAGCGTTCGTCCCACCTATGAATTTGGCGTTCATTGGCACCGCAGAAGCAATGGAAAGTGCCGTGGCGCTCGCCTGAGTGGTCGTCGAAGAGAGTACGGTGACCGGCGAGAAAGTGAGTGTGCGATCCTGCTGGATGCCGGGCACAAGCAAGCTCGCAGCGGTCGTTCGCCACACACCAACAAGGGCTGATGCGGTGTAACCCGACGGCATGTTCGCGCCGCTGTAGACCTCCGTCTGCAACGTGGATGCGTTCTTCGCGAGCAGTGCGCTGACACCCGTTGTCGGGTTGTAGATCGCGTAGATCGCAACAAAGCCTGACGCCGGCGCCGACCCAGTGTCCATGCCACCAGCACCAGTCGTCGCCAGGTTGACGGTCTTGTTGAAACTAGGGAGGCAATACCGCACGCCACCAAGGACAGTTTCAACAACGACCTCATCGGCAGTGAACGTTGCTGTCGCGCTTGCAGAACTGATCGCGCATCGCATGTTGCGGACAGCGCCGACCGGGCCTGCAATTTGTGCCGCCGTAGTTCCAGCTGCCAGGATATTTGTCCCGTCGCTCCAGATTGCTTGCGAACTTGCTGATGCGATCACCACACCAGTCCCTGACGCCGTCTTTGTGGTGATCGAGAAATTCCCGGTCGTGTTATTCACCACTAGCCATTGCTCGCTGGCGAATGCCGGAAAAATAATCTGCACATTCCCCGTTAGAGTGCCCGCCAGAGTGATGACAGGACGGCCGTACTGCAGCGATGTGAGGGTCACATTGGTGTTCGTCAAGCCCGTGACCGCAGTGATCCCAGCTTGCCACTCTGGCACCCAGCCGGTCGGAGTTGCCCCCTCAGGATCGTTGCTGTTGTTGTCCGCTGTGTTGAACCAGTAGCCAGTTCCGTCTGTGCGCAGCAGAAGTGCTCCCTTGGGATAGCCCCCGATGCTCGTGGCATAGGCGGAATCAAACGGGAATGTGCCGCCCGCGGACTGCCACAGATTCACCCCAGTTGAGGCGAACAAGATGCCGTTGAAGTCCTGGCCATAGGGGTTGATGCCACCCGAAGCTGCAGGCTGCATCGTGATCGAAGGGAAACCCACGTCATATGACGCTTGACCAGGCTGGATAATGCCCGCCTGCGTCAGTGGGATCGTGTTCTTGGAGGTCGGGGGTGCCGATGCTGCAAAGATTGCTGCGATCTTCGCGGGGATGGAGCTTAGTTGCATGTGTGTCCCAGAAATGAAAAAGCTGCCCTAAGGCGGCTGGTGGCAGAGAACTGATAGACCTCAGGCGGTCGGAAGGAGGTTGCTCATGCTGTTGAACACCCCTTGACCGAAGGGCTGCCCACTGCCTCCGTTGAAAGCCAAGGTGTCTGCAGCGTTCACCTGCATAGCGAACCCTTGCACTCCAGCAGGACGAGGGAACACCCCCGAGTTCAAGACGATGGCCTGCTCGAATGGCTCAAGCGAAAACTCGAAGACATAGCGCAGCGTCATGCTTCCGGTATCGACCACATAGCAGCGTCCACGCCCTGAAAACAGGTTCTGCAACAACTGGTTGAAGCTTCTAGCGCTGCAGTCAGAGATATTGGCAAGCGCCTTGACCAGAATCAGCGTGCGGTATGCCGAATCGCTCAGGCTGTAGTTCTGCGTGGATGGGATGCCCCCATTGAATGGCGCTTGGTTGAAAGGGACGCCAGGTCCGTCGTGGAAACCGATCTGGTCCGGGCTCGCCGGGATCTTGAGCACTCGCCCAACCCCAACAATGCGCCCCCAAATGTCCAAACCAAACCCCTGTGCCGAGTCCACGTTCCAGCAGTAGTCGTAGAACGTCTGGATGTCAGCCTGAGGATCGATGTACGCATCCATGTTCTCGATGAGCCGAAGCAAGGTCGGGCTGTTGCCATACTGGCTGATGACCGTGCGAATGACGTTTTCCATATCAGACCAGCATCACTGAGATATTGGCGGATGTAACGGTCGGGAACTGGTCCACTCCCACCAGTTGAGAGGTCAGCGTCGGAGTCGAACTACCGAGCAGAATCGACAAGACCGAGACAGAGGGATCAATCAGCGAAACCGGGCCGTAGTAGCGGCTGGCCAAAAGCAGAGAGCCAATCCGCGCACGAGAACCGCCATCCACACCATTGAAGGCATTGATGATCGCGTTCTGAACCAGCGCCACGATGTTCGATGGCAGCAGCGGGCTATTGACGAGCTGCACGGCGAACTTGATCGGCAGCGACGGCGGGATCATGAACTTCACCGCGTAGGTCGGCAGCGGCTGGTTGTACCCGCTGTTGTCGGTGATGTTCACCACCGTGTTTCCGTTGTAGTCGCAGCCTACATCCTTCTTGAGCCAGATCGCCTGGGCGATGTCGGTTGCAGCACCACCAACGACAGCAACGTAGAGAGAATGCGGAACCAGTGGATAGTTCGTAGAGCCGACGTTGATCGTTGCGCTGGTCACGTTCTCACGCGCGCACACATCGATCACGTTGTCCACGTTGAAGACGTTGGCATAGATCGATGGCAGAGATCCCTTGGCGTTGAGGGCCACCGATTGCTGACGCCGATAGGCGAAATCCGCCCTACTTTCTACATCTGCGCCCGGAACACCGTCTCCCGGATTGTTGATGCGGTCCCATCCGGGAATCGACTGATAGATAGTTGTCAGGGTTCCAGCTGGACAGATGACGGGGCCGTTGACCGTGCAAGCGAAAGGCAGCGAGATCGTTCCGCCCACTGGGATCGTGCCTGCGGCGGTAGCCACGTAGATGTTGCCGGCCGAATCCTTCGCTTGGGCGCCCACTGGGATGATCACGCCTGCAGCGCCCATGCAGTCGCATTGCACCGCCGTGGGAATCGCCGGCTTGCGGTCGATGTAGTAGATGCGTGCGATGGCGTCCTGCCAGACCCCGCTGTTCTGGTCCGGGTCCATCTGGTTGCGCAGGAGTGCGATCTGGTCGTTCTTGTCGCCAATGATCGCGGTGGTGCTGGACGCAAGCTGTCCTTGGGGAGTCTCAAGTGCGGGGTTCAGGCCGCCACCAAAAGCAAGGTTCTGGTCGGCCTGCACACCAGCCAGGATTGCAGATTCAGCGGGCAGCACGATCCCTGCCGGCGTGAACTGCACGCCTGGCACATTGGTTGTTGCCATTCGGATTTCCTAGAACGTGACGCCGTGAGATGCGCCAGTGGTATCGATGAACTGAACTTGGCCCTCGATCACCCGATTTTCGAATCGGGTGATGACAACCTGCGCTGAGACGACACCCGGGACCGTCAGCGCGGCCTCGACGAGCCGAGCGCGCACCAGAGAAAGGGGCGGCTGATGGCCGAGGATCTGGCTGAAGTACGGAATACCCTTGGTCGTGTCATACCAGAGTTCTCCAGCGAAGAGCCGACAGGCGTTTGCGACATCCTGCGCGATGGAATAGGGGTTGGTGGCCGCAGCAATGTTCCCCGCAGCATCCATCACCAGATCCCAGGCAGTCCGGTCGAGCAGGATGGATTTCATGGTGTCGGTCCGCCCGTATTTGCACCCCCAGCAGTCACGCCTGTGTGGACGTGCGTATGGAGGGGCGTCGTTACAGCAATGACCTCGGTGTCGGACTTGATCTGATCGATCACATGAACCGGCCCCTGCATCGTGACACCCGCAGTTCCACCGCCCGTGGTTTGCGTCACATTGCCGTTCAACCCGATGACGGGGGCATTCGTGGTTGCGATGGGGGCGTTGTCTGTGATGGAGGCAGATGCGGTGGTCTGCACCGTGGTCGCGGTGCTGGTGATCGAGTTGCCAGCAATGATCTCAATGTCTGGAGCTGTGAGTTTGATCTTCGTAGGCGAGTGGACGTGGATGCCGCCACTGTTGAACTGAACGTACTGCTCTGGGGTGCCATTGAGCACGCCGCCAATGAACATGCCGTCCGCCATGTCGAAGCGGCGACCAGAGCCTGGGTTCGCCTGATCCTTGCTGTTGTTCACGGCTGAGATGTCGCGGTCTGCGAACACCACGATGCCGATGTCTCCCACTTCTGGATCGATGATCACAGCATTCTTGCCGCCCTGAAGTCGGAAGTACGGCAGGTTGTGCAGGATGTTGTGGGGCGTGGCCTTGCCCTCTCCGTTGAGCTGATTCACCAATGGCTGCACATCGACAAAGCCCACAGGCGATAGGCCGCCGCTGTTCGTGCAGGCGACGACGCGCGCTTCGGTCGCCGTGAACATCTGCGACATGAGCGCCATCACAATTGCCCGGACCGGATTGAAGTCCCCGAGCGAATCGGACAGTCTCTGCTGCCCGGCGTAGCCTTGGTCACTCATTGGCAAAGTCCCGGTTGCAATACATGTCTGTGAACCAAGCGCCGTTGGGCACTTCGCTTTCAAGTGTGTGGGCCAACCCAACGACCTTCCAGCGCCCCGCCGCGGGGGTAAGGTCTGTTTCGACGCTGATCGATGCCCCGAGGACCACATCAGGATTGAAGAGCGTGCGCACCATGATCCCTTGGCTGCTGAACGTGGGATAGCCCACCATTCCGCTGTCTTTGGCGACCCTGATGTCGCCGCCAAGTCGTCTTGCGCCGTTCCTCGGCCAGATTGCCAGGCTCCCACGGTCTAGCGAGTAGTCGATCCGCGCGGCATTGGCACACCGCTGAACCTGAGCCAGCGAGCATCCTGGGAAATACGGGTTCTGAAGGATTACGGAAACGCCGTTGTTCTCAAACGCAACGCCCATGTCACCAGCCAAGTCTTTCATGATGTCCGCCGCGTCAGCCGGTCCCTTGTAGCTCCTGGCATTCACAGGCTTTACCGCCTCAAACAGGCCCGTCTGCGAGGTCACATCAAAGGCCACCTCTGGTGCCGAGTTCATCTCCGCAAATGCTGTGAGGATGGTTCCCATGTGGACCACAGACATCGGGCCGCCCTCATCGCCTGCGGCGATGAGCACTTGTGTCTTCCGAATCTCCTGCTGAACCGTTCCAATGCAGGTCAGCTGGTTCATCCGGTCCAGCGGCATGCCGAAGATCCGCATGTGGGACGCTGGTTGCGATTCACCGCCCATCAGCGCCAGACTTAGCGATACTCTGTGACCGGAAAGCGTTACATCCGGCCCCTTCTGCTCGCCAAATGCACCCTCTCCGAGATTGATCGTCACATCAATCTTTCGCTTCACGAATGGAGTCATCAATGCACCCAGGAAAAGTTGCTGCCGCCCTCTTGCTCGTGGCTCTGAACGCTTGGGCTCAGTCGAGCGGGTCAAGCATCGCCAGTGTGGGCAACGAGCGAATCAAAGAGCTACAACTGGCACTCAACAATGGCCAGTCCCCTCAGATGACTGAGGTCGAAAGGCGAGCAGTCGTGGAGAAGCAGAAGTACTGCCGCGACTTCGCTTTCTTCCTGTCCCAGGCTGTCGGTTCAAGGAACCAGAACACGCCGCCAGAGGTGACATTCAAGAAAATGAAGCGTCTGTTCCCCAACAACGAACGAAACTTCCTCACAGATAAGCGGATGAAGGAGCTGATCAATGGCGTCTACTTCGATCCGAATTTCGCATTGGAGCCCATTGCAACCAACGAACTTGCCGTTTCCTCTAGGTGCATGTTCGACTTTCAGTCGCAGTTCCAGCCTCTAAAGTAGGTCGGCCGGCTCCAGATACACCAGCACAAAGCGACTGCCGAGTTGCGAGTATTCGGGATCAGTACGCCCCAGCATGTCGGCAAAGGCGAGCTCCCCACTAAACCCGTGGTAGACCTGCCGTACCAGCCTGGTGCGATCCCGACAGATCACAGAGGTGACCACTGGGTTGTTGTTGATCGACAGGTCAAAGAACAGCCCTGTCGTCTTCTGGTAGATCGCAACTTGGCACTGCTGCTGGTTCAGCAGCACGTTCAAGGTCTGAGACGGGACCGCCTGCAAAGGGATGGTCTTCATTGCGTCACCATGATCCTGTCACGCCACCCGTCTGAAGCGGCGGCAGATCGACCGCAGTAACGGTCGATTGGGTCACCGGGGTGGCCTGAACCTGACCGTCACTCACGGCATCCGCCGCGGCCGGCTCCTGCGGCTCGTCGATCTGCGAAAAGTCAGCCGTAGCCGTGATGCGCACCTCGATGAAGTCGAGCTCCACCGTCAGCATGCTCACACCGTTCTTGTCGGTGCGGCGATAGTCGTAGCTTTGGAGAGTGGCGCGTGGATAGGTCACCTCCGGCGTTACCACTGAGAAGAGATCAATACTGTTCAGCATCCCGTCACAGGTCGCCAGGAAGGATGTCCGCGCAGTCTCATCAGAGCCGACAGCCATCCGAATCCGGCAGTCGTAGGGGGTGCCTACCTTGTTGTAGCTGGCAAAGGCGCCCTGCTCCTGCGGATAGGTCGATACCCGTGTGTCTTGGTGGAAGTCGATTCCTAGGAACGAATCCGGATTCAGAACCTTCGCGCCGTTCTGGTCGAAGATGCCCCAGACCGGGCGCGGCAATGCCGCATCAGAGACCGATCCAGCCATTGGGCTCAGCACAGCATTCACGATGGGCTCGGCGATATTGCGCAAGAGCGCAGGAACACCGGCCACATCGGGAACGTCGGGAAACTCGATCAGAGGCATCAGGACAGTCCAGTGTTGGCCTGAGCCGCGAATGTCCGCTTGCTCAGGGCCTGCTCCATCCCGCCAGCGACTCCCTCGGCATCCTTTGCCTGGGTCGTCACGGTGATGGGGCCGTTGAAGTTCGTCTCAACAGTCGTTGTGCTGCCACTGCCCCGGGTGTTTGCGCGAGGAGCCGCAGCCTGGGACACCTGAGCCGCGCCGGTCGCCCCGGCAGCGCCACCCAGTCCTGCCATCTGAGACGCGCGGGCCATCTTGCTCACGTAGGCCGGATCCTCGGCATAACCACCCTTCTTCAGAGCTTGGGCGAATGCTTCAGCAGAGGTTGCCCCCACCGCTCCAGGGTACTTGCGCTTGATCAGGGAGATGTAGTCGTCGGCAAAGGCATCAGCCGAGGCATATGCGCGGTACTTGTCCACGCTCCCGGTCATGTTGTCCTTGGCGGAAACTCCAGAGCCGGAGAAGTCCTTGATGTTCCCCAGGTTGTTCGTACCTGGAATGATCGACTTCCCCCATCCAGTTTCCAGACCCCACTGGCCGAGGATCGCGCGCGAATCCACGCCAAGCGCGGCGCCGGCTTTCGCTGCAGCAGCGCCGTACTTGGCCGCGAATGCTGCTGGTCCTGCTCCAGTCGTGGCTGCCGCAGTTGATGGGCTTGGTGCTGCGTTCGGCGCGCCAGAGGCAAGTCCTGCGCGGGCTTGCGAATCAGCCGAGAGCGTCACACCCTCCCGCTCGAAGAGTCCGAAGGTTGCATTCCTGAAGATCCTGAGGCCGGCGTCCCCGATGGCCTTCTGGATGGACCGTCCCGCATCAGACTTCCCCAGTTGGTCATTCAGCTTCGACCCAAGCCAGTAGCCACCGCCGAGAGCGGCGGCTGATGCTCCCAGTTTGCCCAGCACGGCCAGGGCGCTCGTTCCGGCCGTTCCGCCGATCACGCCAAGGGCGTTGCCAACACTCAGGAGGGAAGCAGCCAGCGCGGCGAATGGCGCCACAGCCGAGAGCACATTGAGCGCCAGCAGCGCGATCAGTACGTTTTTCCAGCCGCCGACGGACTCGGCAGCCTTGTCGGCCAACTTCACGAATCCTTCAATAGCGGCAACGGCCTTGATTGCCCATGCCTCGATCTTGTCTTGGTTCTGGTCCAGCCATGTCGCGAATCGTTCAAGGTAGGGCAAGAGCTTCGAAACAATCGTGACACCGACTGCTTGCAGCTTGCCCTGAACCAGATCCCACTTTTGCCGGAACGCTTCTGCAGGAGCTGACGCACGCGCCTGAGCTTCGGCCAGCTTCTCAACTGAGTCACGGACCTTGTCCACCTGCGCTGCACCCTGCTTCAGCAGGTTGAACGTATCCTCGCTAATGCCCATCTCGGCGGCTTTCGTCCGCCCGATGCCTACACCCCACTTTGAGGTGATAGTTTGGACTGCATTCGCGCGCGCGCGAAGCAACGTTTCCGCGTTCTTAAAGTCCGAATCCTTCGCAAGACCGGTAGACCAGAAGCCAGCGTTCGCCGAATTCGAGATGCCCAGCCGGTAATCAGAGACGGCCTTCTGTGCCTCTTGAAGCTGTGCCGTCATCCCTTCGACCGAGCCGCCAGCGTTCTTGTTCGCCAGTTGCCACTGGGCCAGCGACTTCGCCGACATGTCCAGGTTCTGCGACATCCGACCAAGGCTTGCGGTCGAGGAGATGGTGTTCTCCACGAACTGCTTGATGCCTATGCCGGCTGTAAAGACGGCCAGCAGCCCGAGCACTTCGTTGCGAAGCTTGGACATGGAGGAAGCGGCGTTCTTGCCCCAAGCCTCCATGTCCTTGTTTGCCTTGTTCGCCTTGCCAGAAGTCTTGTCCAGCGCCTCGTCGGTCTCCTTGGAGCCCTTCTTGAACTTGGCCGCATCGAGACCGAGGGTGACCACTAAAGCATCGATCACAGTGGCCATGTCATTCCTTCGAGTTGCGCAGGTTGGAGTTGTGGTTGTCTACAGCGATGATTTCCAACAGGTTGTAGAGGTCTTCTGCCCCTAGAACAGTTTGGAGCTCCGCCAAAGTGGCATGTCGGCTGGAAACCACGCGCCCTATTGCGCAAGGGATGTTCGCGTAGTCAATCAGGCGCGTTTCGGTGCCGCCGAGGCTTGGCCCGAAGTCGATGAGCTGGCGGCGGAAGAAAAATCCACATGCAACCCCCAGACTGCCTTGCGTAGGGTCAGACGGGTTGCCACTTCCTCGATGTCATCCTCGACGAGCTCGCGCACGATAGTCGCGTCTTTCGGGTTCGGCTGGATGCGCACGCAGTCGAACATCTCGTCCAGCAGCGGCTTCACAGCGTCGAAATGAACCTTGGTCAGCGCGCCGATGCCCAGTGCGGCGATTCCGGCCAAACCAGCTTCTGCCAGGTTGTCCGGGATCTCCACGCCAGCATTGAGCATCGCGAACAACGCGCGGCCGGCCCACTCTTCGGACTGGGCCGCCGGCATCTCGGTGATGACGAAGACCTTGCCCTTGTCGCGCCCCTCTGCGTCTATCGTGACCTTCGCCGTCTTGCGGGCCATTAGTACGGCTCCCCAACGATCATGTTCCAGGTAATACCGTATTGCACAGCTTGCAACACCTTCTTGACATCAGGCAAAGGCTTACCACTTGAGAGAACTCCGTTCTGGAGTGTGAACTTCATTCGAATCGAGGGAAGCCAGATGGTGCCGTCCAAGCGGAAGACTTCTCGGGTCGTCTGCATTGCCGACACCAAGGTGTTGAAGACGACCAGCGAAGGCGAAGTCGGCATGATCGTGACTGGCATCCGAATCGGATTGAAGACGAAGCCAGAGGACATGTACCCGTCAACTCCCATGACCACTTCGGCCAAGTCGAGTGCGTCCGTGCTGAAAGCGTCATCTGCCGCAAAACCTTGAATGGGCTGCGGCGACGGGTAAAGGTCAGCCACGGCCAGGGTGAAAGTGCTGTTCGCAGCGGTAATGGTTGCCATGGTCGTCGGTCCTTACTGGATGGAGATGGAGGCAAGCGTCAGCTGCTGGATGCTGCCGCCGTCCGCGTAGTAGAGAGTCATGCTCGGGCTGGCACGCTCCACCCGTATCGCCGCGGTTGCGGGAACGATCTGCAGCACATAGCCCTTGGCGAAGATCGCCGGACTTGCGTCGAAGCCGAGCGCGTTCTGGATCTGCGCCTTCTGCGATTCAGACAGCGCCACCCCGGTGCGAATAGCGCCAAAGTTGACACCAGCATTGATGGGGTCCAAGCAGGCGGCGTTGACCAGCGAGTAGCCTTGGGTGTTGTACGGGATTGAGCCGACGCTCAGCAGCAGCCGAATCATTGCGAGTTGCAGATTGGCATTCAGCCAGATCTGGTTGAAGAATGTGTCAGCCCAGGTCCAGGTGCCCGAAATCGCGCCTGCGTACATGAAGACGAAGTTGTCCTTCGCAGTAGCGTAGGCACCGTAGAAGTTGTAGCCGTTTGCCTTCAGTGCAACTGCATCCGAAGCATTGGTGACATAGGCAATCAGGCCGCCCTGTGCCTTGAATGCCAGCGTCGAACGGCCATTCAGACGGTCGAAGTCCAACGACGCGGCCCATGCCATGGCGAAGGCTGCATGGGTCTGGTCGCCATAGACCGGAACTGAGCTTTCGACCTGGTTGGCCTGCAGGTAGTAGCCCCAGGTGGTGGTGTTGCCCTGCACCTTGGCGTTGACATCGGTGTCCCAGCCTACGTAGGCAAAGCGCGGCCCCTTGGAGTTCGCCCAGATGCTGAAGGCCGTCTTGTCGGCCGTCACCGGCTCCCAGGTAGTGGTGAAGGATGCCCAGTTGATGGTCGCGGCCACAACCGCTTCCATGTTGGTCGCCGGCACACCGGCCACGGCGCCCTGCGAAAGGACAGCACCCGTCTGCGTAGTGAGCGCCAGGCCAGCCGCAATGGTGCCAGTGGCGATGGCCATGGTTGAAGTCACGCCCGTGGTGCTGGAAGTCACAACGAAGGCGGAACGCATCGAGTCGTAGGTGACCGTAAAGCCGGGCGTCGTGAAGGCCGCCTGGATGATCGTGGCAGCGTTCGAGAAGCTGGTCGCAGCCGAAAGCGAGATCGAAGCGGCCGTCTTGCTCACGCCATCAGCAACGATGGTCAGCGAGCCCGTCAGCGCCTTCAGCTGCGTGAGCGTCATGCTTGCGAGCGAGCCGCCGCGCAGGTACGCCGCCACGCTCGCGACGGGGTACTGCACGAAGTACAGCAGGCCCGGGGTCTTGGTGCCGTTGGTCACGCCGGCAAAGTAGATGTCGGCCATCTGCTTTTCGACAGACTGGTTGCCAAAATAGGCGCCCACGTCGGCAGCAAGAGCGAACGGAACCACAGCCCCAATAGGCGGATATGTGCTGTTGGTCAGAATCAGACCGTTCAGGTCCACGGCGCTCCCGGCCGCAGCCAGAACGCCTGGGTTCACCTTCACGATTTGGTCGGCAGGAATAGTCATGGAGACTCCAAAAGAAAAAGCCCGCACAAGGCGGGCTGCTTACCGAAATTGAGGCGCCACTCAGGGCGGGAAATGGGTATCGATTTCGACAACGCCAACATTGGCTTGGTCGAAGAACTGCATCGGCGTCGAGACGACGGGGTTGATCTGCAGTAGTGCAGTGATGGTCCAGCGCTGCTCGTACTGCTCTTCACCGTTCACAAGGGGAACCATCTTCGGATCGTCTGCGTGCAGAGGCTGTGCAGCGGGTGCTAGTGCGTCACAGCCGTAGTCATCGCGCAGCATCGTGGACAGGATCGAGGCCCAGTCGCCCGAGTTCGGCCCGTAGCAATCCAGCTGCACTGTCACCTGGGTGGCCTGGGTGGTGTCCTTCGTGCCGGTGGTTGGCGTTGGGTCCGAGTAGCTGGAGACGTTCGTCGCCAGCCGGTTCTGAAACAGCTCGGTCATCGCGACGAACCCGCCTAGAGGCATGGGAACGCCATTGCCAATTCCCTGCACCACATGATCCATGTCCAGGCCGAGCACATCCATGATGAATGCCTGAAGCACGACGAACATGTCAGCCTGTGCGGGAGTAATGGTCGCGGTCATGGCGTGATCGTCCCCGTCTGCAGGTTGACGATAACGCTGCACCAGTCGGGCCAAGTCTCCTTGATGCTCACTACTCGCCAATCCTGCGTGAGCGCCCCCGGGATCTGCGGAAACTTCATGATGTCGCCGCCTTTCTGGTCAGCTCGCACCACGCCGGCCCAGTTGCCTAGCAGGTAGACGGTACGCAGAACGCCCTGAATGTTCAGGAAATCTGTGTGCTGCAGGTCCTTGGCACTGACGCCCTGGACCTGGATCTTTCCAGAGAAGCTCAAGAACTTCGGAACCTGCTTGCCGCCTGGAGCTGTGACATAGCCGTCGCTGCGAAGTAGCGTGGCTTGAATGTCCGGATTGACCGTAGTGATCGCGCTGCGAACGATGCTGTGCAAATTCATTCGCCGCCCTCCAGGTCATAGGCAACACTGCGCTGCATGTCGCCGGTCCAGATCAGGGGCTTCTCGGGCGCGCCATAGTTGGTCTTCCCTGCATCCACACGGGCAGCAGCCTCACCGACGACCTTCCCCGTCACCTGAAGTGACGGATCGTTGTAGCGCATGCCTCGCAGCATGATCGTGATCGGGCTGAGCTTCGGTGAACTGGTCTCGACGATGGACTGAACGAGTTGATCCTTGATCCCCTCACCCATACGATTCATCGTCTTGTCGAAGTCGTAGTCGGTAGCCTTGAGGTTGGCCGCAACGGCGTTCCCCCACTTCATCTTCTTCTTGGCGAGCATGCCCCGAAAGTAGGGCCTGGGAGGCGCCGTCTTGGTGCCATACTCGTTCCAGTAGGCAACCTGAGCAACGTTGGTCCCATCCGGGTATTTCGCGGTTTCGAGGAACCCGACCCGCAACAGCTTCCCTTTGGAAAGCTGCTCAGCCATGGCCTTCAGCTTCTCCTGAAGATGATTCCCGCCTTTCAGGGAAGTCATCAGTAGCACCTCGGTTGATACCGCACGTACTGCATGGTCCGATAGCGCCCCGTCGCCGCCCAGTACTGGGCGCCATAGGGCGTCTGCAGATACCAGGCCATCGTCCCGTTGTTCGCAACGACGTACTCTGTGGAGGCAGTCACGCTGCCTTCAGTGGCCGAGCTGAGCCGCCCAACCATGCCAGAAGCGCCGGCACCGTTCACACCAGATCCGTTCAGGGCCGCGATGTGGGCGGTCAACATGTTCAAAAGCAAGGCGCGCTGGTTGACATCGCTGATGCGGCTGCAATCGGTGTTGTCCAGGTAGAGCGTCGCCTCCGCAAAGTACAGGCCAAGGACCTGATCGGTCACCGCGCTGAACTCGGGATACCGCAGCTTGAACGCTGCAGGATCGAAGACGACGACTGCCATGGAATCAGTCCTTGCTCAAGTCCGTCACGTCCTTGGGCTTGGCCTTCGGTTCGAGCGGCTCCAAGCCGGTCTTCTCGTCCTGGCGATCTTTGGCTTCGGCCGTCGTGCTCTGGGCCTTCTCGTGTGCAAACACGAAGCCATTGCGCACGAAGTCAAGGTTCTTGTTCGAAGCCATCCAGGCGTCGAAGAACTCCTTGTCCACGTTCTCGGTGATGCCGTGACCGCCGACGATGGTGGCCGAGTTCGCGCCACGCAGAACGACACGCTTGTCGTCCTTTTCCAGGATGATGCCGTTCGGGAGCTTGCAGCCCACAACCACTGTTGCCATGTTTCGAATCTCCAATGAGAAAAGCCCGCACGCGGCGGGCTCTGTGAATGGGGGAGCCCGCTGTCTAGGCGGGCAGTCGGCTTAGGCGCCGAGGAGCGATGCAACCAGCACCGGACGGAAGATGACCGTTCCCCAGGTGCCCTGCGACTTCTTCTGCAGGAAGCTGGAGGTGGCGCGCACGATGGCATGTGCGCGCATCTTCTCGGTGAACGCCGTCGTCATGGTCTCCTGGCCTTCGACGTTCTCCGCGATCAGCTGCACGAGTTGGCCGGCCTGGGTCGAATACTCGGGCGCGGTCTCAAAGCGGATGTTCGGGAAGTTCTTCTTGACCTGGTCGTAGACGTTCACGTTGTACTGGTTGGTCTTGTTCAGAGCAACCGACAGCGTCGGAGACATCGCGAGGCACATCTTGGTGTCCGTGTCGATGGTGCCGTTGGCCTGGGTCTGGAGCTGGACGAACAGGCGGCGGATGTCCTCGTAGACGACATCGGCCGTGGTGCCAGCCAGATTCCACTGGGCGGTGGGCGCAATCGAAGCCGGAAGGCTCGGATCGTTCAGGAGGCCGTAGTTCTTCAGGCCAGAGACGCCGAAGAAGTACGTCTGGTTCTGGTACTTGTTGAGCACCAGCACCGAGGCGATGTTCAGGCGCGAGGCCCAGTCGATCTTCGCCAGACCGGCACGCTCCAGCTCCCGCTCGCCCCACTGGGTGATGGTCTGGTAGTGGTAGCTCTGGCGTTGGTTGAAGTTGGCGTTGGCGCCAACCGAGCCGTTCTGGTTGTAGTCGCCGTAGCTGGAGACCTCACCAGTCGATTCGATGGCCGGGAAAGTGGCCGTGTCGGTCACCCAGTCGCCCTTCTTGGCCTCGCCAGCGATCACAGCGGCCTTCATGGGTGCGACGAGTACTTCGACGATCTTGGGATCGACGTAGTTGGAGAGGAAAGCCGGGATGCCAGCGTTCGACACCGTGACCAGACCGGGCTGGGCATCCATCGCCAGATCGAGGTTGTGAGTCACACCCTCGGGCAGGAAGTCCATGGAGCCGGGGAAGAGAATGCCGGCGTCTTCGGCGAGGCGTTGGAATGCAGGGTTGTTCATGGTTTAGCCCCAGGTGGAGATTTTTGCGAGCTCACCAGCTGCCGCGGCCGACTGGACCACGAAGTTGGTTTCCTTGGCGGTCTGGGCCGTGATCGTCACGCCCGTGGCCGTAGCCGTGGTGGCGAGGCTCAGGGTGTACGTGCCGGCGCCACCAGTGCCAGTGCCCAGAGCAGAGATCACAGTGCCCGCTTGAATGCCAGCGCCCGAGATCGGTTGGCCCACCACGATGGGCGCGCCAGTGTTGGCAGTGACCGTCAGCGTGGTGTTGGTCGCGGTGTTGGCCACGATCAGCGCGTTGGTCGGCGGCGTGCCGGTAGCGGCAGCCGAGGCCGAGCCGTCAGCGTAGCTGGCGTAGACCTTTTGACCGATGGATGCGCCGCCCGCGAACTTGTCCCAGAAGTCACCCGCCTGGTGGAGGGTGATCGGGAAGCCTTGGGGCACGACCATGCTGGTTTCAGCCAGGAAGATCGTGATCAGGGCTTGCTGCTCACGGTGCACGAAGCCGATGCGGCCACCGCTGCCGTAGGCATTGCTGACCACGCCATTGGCATCTGCCCAGGCGAACTGGCCCACCGTGACGCCAGCAGCGCCGGAGACCAGCGCGCCAGGCCCGGCGAGGACGGTAGCGCGCGGATTGGCCGAGGCGAAATCGCCCTCTACGGCCGGCGCGGGCTGAAGGTTGACTTGAGTCTGAAAGGTCATGTCGTGCTCCTTAGATCACGCGGCCGAAACGGCTCAGGTTGGGGAACTGCTCGGCCACCTTCTTGGCGCTGGCAGAGTCCATGCCCAGCTGCGTCGATGCCTTGGGCTTGTCGGCCAGATGCATCTTCACGAGGGCGCGGTAGGCAGATGGGTGCACGTCCGCTACATCGACCTTGGCTTGGTCGAGCGCGAATTTGTAGACGGCTTCGGCGCTGTCCAGCGCGACCTCGCCAACCATCGGAGCGACTTCCTTGCGGGCCGTGTGCAGGGCCTCCATCTCGGCACGAACGCGCTTGGCGGTGGCGTCAGATGCGGCGGCAATCGCCTTGTCCATGGCGGCCTTGGTCACCTCGGGTGCCTTGGGGGTGTCTTCGGTCTTGGGCGGCTCGTCCTGTGCGACAGCCTTCTTGCGGCGCTTACCCGGGTTGTCCGGATCGTCCTCGTAGAGCTCGTCGTCGGTTTCGTCTTCGGCGAGTTCGCTGAGCTCACCGCCTGCGAGGGCATCGAGCACCTTGTCCAGATCCGCCAGATCAGCGTCCTGAGCGATCAGCCCAGACAACGCCTTACGCGCATCTGCTTTTGCGGCAATAAGCCGTTGCGTGGATTTCATCTTTGGGTCCTTGTTAAAGGGATTTCGGTCTGCTACGACCACGTCAGGGCCTGCTCGGCCCACATCAACAAGGGCAACGTGGTTGCCCACGATGTCCCTCATGATTCCGTCGTACCGCGTGCCTTCGTAGACACCCGGCGTCATGTCAGCGCGGTAGTGATACGCACTACTCAGTTCGGTCTGGTCCTTGGTTTCCACGCCAGCAATTCCGATGGCATCCCAGATTGCTAGGGACACATCTAGGTAGGGCGAGGCGAACACCGGGTCGCTGCCTGTCGTTCCCACCACTAGATCGCGGCGCGGTTCGTGGGCATTGACTGGAACGTGTTGGATCAGCACTGGCAGACGTGCGAAGGTCGGCGCGCCCTTTTCGAGTTCCTGAGGGTCGCGCAGAAGCATGTAGACCCTGCCTGAGTCCAGACCCAGCTTTCCTTCGGGGTCAGGGATTTCTTTGCCAAGATATGGGCAGACCATCGCCTTCGAGATGTGCGTCATCTCGACATGCATGCGCCCGTCCTTGTCGAAAGATCGGGCCGAGCGGTCAAAAGCGAGTTCAGGCATCTCAATCGTCCTCAAATCCAGGGATCACCGCCCTGCTCGTACACCGGCAATTGATCGCCTGCCCGGGAAGCACCCATTCGCCATCCAGATACATGCCCTTGGTAAGGTCGAATGTCTTGCCGCTGGCTGCCACATGGGAGGGTCTGGGCTCCCGCCCTCCTCCGCTGTGCTGCCAGATGGCCGTTTCGATGCCCAATTCCTTGCGGCGCACGTTCTCGATGACCGCCTTGGCCTTGTTCGACTGGTCGCGCGCGATGATCGTGGCGCGCCGATTGGTGACGCCGTAGTTCTGGTGCAGCTTGTTGGTGAGCGCCTGGAGGTCGTAGCCTTGGCTCACCGCTCGGAAGACATCGCCTTCAACGCTCTTCAGGTACTCGGCGGGGATCGATCGGATGAGCCCGACGTTTTCCCGGAGGACGGCTTGATAGCCTTCCTTGGCCGCCTGGGTCATCCGGAACCGGACCGTGAACCCCGCCTCTTTGAGCGAGGCCATCATTGCCGCGTCTGTCGTTGCCGTGGCACCGTCTACGAAGACCTTGGCCAGCTTCTCCGATACGTCGTCAAATCGCTTCTGCCAGTGCTTGCCCAGACGGTCCATCGTGCGACGCAGGTCAACCAGCGGCTCTCGCCTTCTCAGCCTGTCCTGCGCCAGGATCGGGTCATCCTTCTTCCAGGCCGCTCGCGTCCAGTAGATGACCGAGTTGGACATCTCCGCGATGAGGGCCTGAAGCTCCTTGCGGTACTTCGCCTCGATTCCGGCGTTGGCATGGATGGCCTTGAGCTTGATGTCCTTCCCTGTCGGAGAGACCAACTTACGGCTCATCGCCCAACTCCTCGCCTGGAGGCTTCTGGTCAGGGTCTGATGGCGGCTCCGGCACATCCGACGCATCCAGAGACGTATAGCCACTGGTCGGATCGGAAGCGAGTCGGATTCGTTCTTCTTCAGGGCTGACCACGCCAGCGGCGATGTACGCCACACCAGCATCAGCATCGGATTTGCGTACACGGGCCAGGGCCTCGCCGTCCAGCTCCACCAGCGGCACGTACTCGAAGCCAATCGAATCGTCGATCTCGCCGAACAGGTCCAACTGGCAGATGCGGAGCACCTTGTCCAGCGGCTGCGTGAAGATGTTCTCCTGCTGCGCCCGGATGTAGTCGTAATAGACGGCGATTTCGCCTTCAGACGAGGAATTCAGGCCCGTAGGCGTGATGCCCAACAGCTTCACCAGCGGCGTGTGGCTCGGAGCCGCCATGTGCTCCTGACTCTGTGCCTGCAGCTTGTCCAGGCTCGAAAGCGGCGTGTTGAACTGGAAGAACTCTTCCGTGTCTTTGTCCAGCAGCATCAGCCCTCGGCTGTCGCGCACCTGGTTGAACAGTTGCGCCCGCTTGAAGATGTCGTCGCCACTACCGCCAGCAAGGGTGTCGCCCATGTTGGTAGCGACGCCACTGATGGAAAACGAGTGCAGCAGGTCGGACACCGAATCCCGCGTCCGGAGCCACGCATTCACATAGGGCTCCATCAGCTGCGACATCGACATGCCGCCGAAGTTGTAGGCCGGCTTCAGCATGTCCGGCACTTCCCGGCTGATGAACGACAGCAGGCGGCTGGAGTGGGTCTGCTTGCCCAGAATGAACCAGCTCGTCGGCTTGAAGAAGTCCGGCGCTATCGGGTTGTCCGAGTTGTAGGCGTAGGGAGTCGTCCACAGCGCCTCGATGTTCTTGAAACCGAGGATCGAGCCCTTTTGGATCGTCGCCTTGTCGATCACCAGCGGCAGCTTGCGCGACTCGTCATCCACGCCCTTGACGTTGATGTAGATCTGCGCGCGGCCAAAGAAGCCATCCTGCTCAGCAGCCACCCGGAACAGGTCACGGATGTTGTGCCGCTTGAACCAGCCCTCAATCTCTTCGATCTTGGCCGAGTTGTCGCCGTCGCCCTGCGAAGTGATCTTGATCCACCTCCGGGTCATCTCGGTGGCGGTTGTCTCGGACGGACTGCGGTACTCGCTGCGCTGCGTCAGTTCCGACAGGTACGGATAGCCTGGGAAGCCTTGGCCGCACAGAGCGCTCTGATTTGCGTAGTCGTAGAGACGCGAACATCCAGCCGAATCCAGAGCCATGTAGCCTGGGTCAGTCTTCGCACCCTCTGGCACCACGCCCGGCATGAGCTTCGGCGCCTCGATCTTGCGCTTGACTGGTTCAGGCTCGGTGGTGGCGAACTTCACCAGCGCGGCATAGCTGATCGCCAGCTTCTGCGCGGGCGTAGGCGTCTCCGCGACAGAACGCGGGCGTTGACGGGTCGTTCGCTTCATGCGCGGCCCAGCAGGTCGTCGTTGATCTTCATACGTGTCTTTCCGATCAACTCAGCGAATGCTCGCGAGAGCGCATCGACCTGGTCGTCATACGCACCATTTGGGAAACTGCGCAGTTCGTCGATGAAGGGCTTGTTCCAATCCCCTCGAAGCACCGACACATTGCCGACGTTCACTTGTGCAGCGACAGGCTCTGCGCGCGTAATCTTGTCGCCCGATTCCGGCGAACTCACCACCGAGGCGCCGGCCATCGCACGGGTCAGATAGAGAACCTGCGTCTTGCCGGCCTGCCCAGGGTCTTGAGGAATGCTCTGTTTGGTTGAGCGCCCATCCATTGCGGCAGTGTTGACCATGGCTGCATCGCGCTCATCCGGCCCGACGCGCATGCGTCGCACGTCGGAAACGATGAATCGCCCGTCGTCGGTGCGGCCCAGTCGCAGGCCTGCTGTCCAGTCACCATCAGTCGTACTCGCCAAGTCCCAGCCGCGCACCCACTTGACGTACCCAGCGGGCAGCGCGTCAAGAACCTTGATCTGGTCGGGCTTGAACAGGTCTCCATCAAGCGGCGAGGGACGCTGCTGATAGAGCGCCGACCACGTCCGCGCGTTCTGCTCAAACTGAGCCCAGTGCTTGTGGTCGAACCATTCAGGCCAGAGGTACTCGCCGCGGGAACGTCCCAGCGGGTCACTGTCGACCTCGCAGCGCGCCTGAAGGCACAGAACCTCCCAGTAATTTCCATCCTTGCAAAGGATCTTTCCGCTCTCGCCGTTCCAGCCTTCAGGCAGGATGCGGCCAGCCAAATCATCCTCATGCCAACGAGTTTGGATCAGCACAATCCAGCCACCCGGAATCAACCGAGTCTTCAGGTCGTCCTCGTAGGCGTCCCACGTCTTCTGGCGCACCGTCTCGGAGTTCGCCTGCTCGCGGCCCTTAATCGGGTCGTCGATGATGATTCCGTTGGCACGGTTGCCAGTGACGCCCCCCAAGATGCCGCAAGCCATGTACTCGCTGCCATTAGTCAGCGAAAACTCTTGCGCGGCCTGTGACTCAACGGTCAGGCCGCATTTGAAGATGCCGTTGTAGCGCGGCTGCTTGACGATGGAGCGAGTGCGCCGGCCCATCTTGCGTGCCAGGTCGTCGCCATAGCTCGCCAGGATCAGCTTCCGCTTACCGACTTCACCCAGATATTTCGACGGGAACACCACCGAGGCATAGGTGCTCTTTGCACTGCCAGGCGGCATGAACACCATCATCCGGCCGTGAGGCGTCTTACTTACCTCGTCCAGCTTCTGTAGGAGCAGCCGGTGGTGATGAGCAAGCGCAACTTCGACGGGCTGGAAAATTTCAGTGTCTGGGTCATCCTCGCTTACGGGCCGCCCTGGAACATCAATCGCGCTGACGTAGCGCTGAATGTCAGATCGGGCCTTACGCCTGATCAGCAGCTCCCTCGCCGCCTCCTGCTGCGATGGCTGCGAGTTCGTCATCCGTCAGTTCCTGTGCGCTGCGACGAAGGGTCAGGCCGCCTGAGTGCTCCACCTTGTCCTTCAGCATGCCGAGATGGCGCATGGCAAGCGAGAGGGCTGCCACCTTGTCGGGAATCTTCACTTTCTTGACGAACTCGGGTTGATGTCGAAGTCCAGCAGGCCCACCAACCTCGGCGTTCCCTTTGGTCTCGACCACATCCACCCCAGCCAGCACAGCTGCGGCGTCGTCGTCCAGTTCGTGCATGTCCTTCAGCGAGCCATCCTCACGGTATAGCTTGCGCAGATCGAAGAAGGCAATACGCGCCAACTCCTTGAGGACACGGTCCTGCGTGATCTCCGTTCGTTTCTCACGAACGACCATCTTCTGTGCGATTGCTTCCGAAACCTTACGGTTTGCGATCAATTCCGATGCGGTAACTTCCGCTCGCCTTACGGTGTAGCCGGCGCGAATCGCTGCTTGCTTGCCGTTCAGGTCGATCAGGTACTCGTTCACGAATCGCTGTTGCTTCTTCGTGAGTGTCATAGGGTTCTTTCGATGGGGCACAGCACAGCCGAGGGCTGGGCGGGAGGAAGACGCTCAGGTGGTCTCCCACGGCTGGCTGGCAGGCGGCGTCTTGCCCGACGACTGCACGGGCCGGCTTGGCCTTCACGAGCGGACGAGGAAGTCCGCCATGTCAGTGGGTTGCCGGGTTTGAAAACGAGGAAAAACTTCCTTGATTCTGGAAAATAAAAGCAAGAACTTTCTACTCACAAGACACTACTAACCAGTTCCTTTAACCACAGGAGGCAGCAATGGCAAATCTCTTCATCGCTTATGACTTAATGGCACCTGGCCAAAACTACGATGTAGTTCGGGACGCGATACGCTCACTTGGGCAATGGCACCAGTTTCAGTACTCACTGTTTTACGTAAGCACGCCGCTTAGCGCGAATGAGGCCTACAACCATGTAATCGTGCACATGGATAGGAACGACAAACTGGCAGTCATAGACGCATCAGGCGGCGTCGTTACCGATTGGGATCAACCCCCGATAGAGGCAATCAACGCGATCTGGAACTATCAGCCGCGCGTTTTCTAAGGGGTGCCACGGCGCGAGGACGACCTGCGGCATTGAATGTGTGCAGCGAGCCTCGGCCGGGCGGAAACAATGTCACCGCCCTATTTAGGGAGCGCCGGGCGGCGTCGGGGTAGCTTCACAGCGCCTGTCTTGGTCACTCGCTGTCGTTCGCAGTACCGAATGGAGGCGCAAACGAAAAAGCCGCTGGGCATTGCTACCGAGCGGCTTGTTTTGGGCGCACCAACGCCCCACGACTGGCACTATCTCAAAAAAGAATATTGGCGTCAACCACTATTTCACATGACGCCTGCAGCCAACAGCCGCATTACCAGCATGTTTCTGGCCTCCATCAGCACCACGCCCCTCTCCTGAGGGTCACGAGGCAATCGAGGGTTCATCCACACCTTGCGCCCCGTGTAGCAGTTCCGCGCAAGGCAGTAGATCGCTGCACGGTAGGGCTCTGGCATGCCGCCCTGCCCCCTGGCATCCCCGCTGACGTGGAAGTCGATGGCCTGCATCTTCACGGCTTCCAGGTGACCGTCGAGCAAGTCATCGGCCGAATCCCATCCGCTGCGGCTCTGAGCGTCCCTGAATGCTGGGTCATCCAGTCGGTCCACGCCGTTGATCGGCTTGTCCTTCATCCAGTGGTGCCAACGGCTCAGGAGATCGTCGAGGATGGCGTCACTGTCGTTGTGCATCATGCGCGCTCCTTAGATGAATCCCTTGACGATCCAAGCAATAAGAAGCACGAACGCAGGACGCAGCAGGACTTCAAGAAACGTTTTCCACCAAGGCTTCCCTTTTTCGCTTGGGCTTTGACCGCGAGCAATGAAGCTGACAGTCAACGAAACCCCTACGGCGAGCGGGATAGACAAGGCTGGGAGGCTGAACGTTGGCACGATGAACCAGAGCCACAGCAGATGGAAAACATATCCGCTCCATATGGCCGCAATGGCAACAGTTGCGGCAACGAACGGCACTCCAAGAATCAGGGCAAGAGCGCCAGCAGCAGCGCCAACCATCAAGTCGTCAGAGGTCTTGTTTGTCATGGTCTTCCTTCTGCCCAGTGGGCATTGCGTTGATGTTCAAAAGCTGCAGCGCCTTGTCCAACATGTCCTGCTCGGTGAAGCCGTAGTGCTTTGGAAAGCCCTTCGTGCCAAGGCCATGGACGCCAGTAGCGCCGCGGTGGTGCTCCGGGCAGAGCGGAATCAGGGTCAGCCAGTCGCCCTTCCCCCAGCCCATGCCGGCGCGGCGGTGGTGCAACTCCACGCCTGGTGTGAAAACGCCCAGCGCCATCTGGCAGCACATGCAGCCCAGTTCGACAAGCCGGGACTTGTGCAGATGCTCAAGCACGCCGATGGCGGCGCGGGTAGTCTTTGGTGCCGGCTGATTCGAGCCGCCACAGAACGCCAAGACCGCGTTACGAGCTCCATTGGGCTTAAGCCCCAAACCGGCGCGTTCGGCCATCGCCATCACGCTAGATTGCTTGCGGATGTAGGGCTTGCGGGCGAACGTCATGCGATCACCCCAAGTGCCTTGAGTGCCTGCTCGGGTGTCTCCACCACGAACAACGGCATGTCGGCCCAGATTGCATGCCAGTCCACCTGGTCTGGCGTCAGTTTTCGTGCGCTGGGCGACTTGCTGCCGTCCTTCACCTCAAGCAGCGACAACTTGCCGCGAAAGCCGCACAGGAGGTCTGGCACTCCGTTGCCGACGGCGGCGAGGCTCTGCACAGACACGCCAGCCGCGCGCAGGGCCGAGACGATCTGCGTTTGGTTGGCGTCGACCTTGGCTGCGCGCCTCATCGGGTGCTCCTGTCCTGCACTCGGTTGCTTGCTTCTTGGGTGCGCCAAATCTCGATCCGCGCCTGTGCTGCAATCAGGTCCCAGCGCAGCTTCTCTTCAACTTCAACCGCTGCTTTGAGACCGCCAAGCAACGCCAGATAGTCTTCATGGGCGTAGGCGTACTGCTCGCGCTCGACGGAGCTCTTGGCGGCGCTCTGACCCATCAGAATTGCCTTCTTGGACTTCCTGAATTCCTCCAGGTAGACGCGCTGGGCCTTCGCTGCGGCGAACTTCCCAGCGTTGGCGATGATGTAGTCGGCCGCCTTGTTGGGGTCTCGCAGATCGTTGGTCATGCGATCACCTTTTCCCGCTTCGCCACTGTGTCGGCCGGCGCTTGAGTGAACTTGCCGATGCGGCATTCGTTGAGGGCGGAGAACGTGCGACAGGCCTGCTCAGCGACAGGCGCGGCCTTGCATGTGCCGAAGCCGTAGACGCGCAAAGGCGAGTGCTTGAGGCTCCAGTTGGAGCAGTTGAGGCAGTTCATGCAGCCTCCGCCAATGCAAACTTCTGGTACTCGCCCTCCACCGCAATCAGGATGACGCGGCCCTTGTCCACATCGTTCTTCATGTAGGCGGTGATGTGCGACGGCTTGACGCCGGTGGCCGCACAGATCTGGGCTCGGGTCATCGGACCGCCGGCCAGTGCAGCGCGGATACGTCCGCTGTGGCTCTCTGGGCGGCGGGCATTGCCATAGCCTGTGGAGGGATTCACTCGGCCGCGCATAGTCTTCGGCGCGCCGCGGGCGCTCAGCTCGTCCGACTTTCTGCTGATGCCATGGAAGGTGCTGAAGTCCTTGCCCTCCTTCCGGCGACGATCCACGTTGGCCGTGCTCTTGGCGCTCAGAGCAGCAGAGCCGGTGAACTTCACCCAGTCGAATGGCTCTTCGGAAAGGCCGATGCCGGGCCAGATGTCGTAGCTTGCAGTTTGAGTTGTCATAGGCACCTCTGCTATCTATAGAAACGCTGTTAATCCCTATCCATGAACCCGAGCTGGATAGACCTAGCCCATCCTGGGAAGGCCTTCACATGAACCGTCGCCGTGTCATGACCCGTCAGCCGTTCGATGCAAGGGCGCTAACTTCGCCACCCTCTCCCCTGTTTCAGCACCTGATCCAACAGTAGGGGACTCACCCTGCGCCGCTGCCGTTACACCATGTCCAACCAGCGCAGTGAAAACACAATTTCCCGCTACGGCACGGCCATGGCCTCGCGCAACGTGCGCTGAAGCCCCTGCGAAAGGGCAAACAGTCCTTGCCTGCGGTGGAAATCGTTGGCGTCCTCGCCGACGGCATCGCTCATCCAATATGGCCAACCGATCTCGCGTGCGACGCGCTCCCCAGTGCCGCTCTTGTCGTTGTCTGCGAGCACGATGCCGCCCGGCAAGCCGGCTGCGACCTTCTTCATGTTCCCGGCCGAGAAGCAGACGTGGAGCGTGTATGGACGCTTGATGTTCGCCAGCGCCAAGCGAGCCGACAGCGCCGTCGCATAGCCCTCGCACAGCACATGCGGACCTTTGTTGTTGAAGACGAACTCAGCGCGACTGGAGCGCTGACCGGCCAGGAACTTCTTTCCGCCGTCCTCCGAGATGCGCTGGCATCCGACGAGCTCGCCCTGCACGAACATTGGAATGAGGGCGATTGGCCCCGCATCCGTGCGTAGTACGTTCACCACCTCCTCAGGGAATCCCTTGGAAGCGAAATACGCATGGCGCTCACGCTGCGCACAGCTCAACATCCGGGCGGCCTCTTCCGCCGCCCTGGCGTTGTTCCTCGCCGTTTCTCGTGCGCCATCCTCTGCGATGCGCCTGACCTCTTGGAGCGCAGCTTTGGCCCCGCCCTCGGCGCGCCAAGAACTCACGTCCTGCATCGTTGCATGGTTCTGGACAAATCCGTGGTCGCCCATGAACTTCACCGCGCCATTGCGATGGGCAGGCTTGTCCGTAGTGCGATACCGCTTCCAGGAGCCGATAGGCGGCAGCGCATCGATGATGACGCCGTGTAGACGGCAGAAGTCGAGGAACGTCATGCTGCGCGCTTCCTGGACTTCGCCCACGCGATGTTCCTAGAGCGAACCCAACGACGCACTTCGTCGCTGGGCTCCATCGGATCGACACCTCGGAACCTGGGCTCCTTGTTGAACTTCTCGATGAACTTGTGGTACGCCCATCCCGGCTGATAGCCATACTCGGCGCCGATGCTCAGAAGCTGGGCAAAAAAATCGCGCTGCTTCTTCAGATGCTCCGCAGAGCCTCCAAGCTCTTCCATGACGCCAGGAACAGCCGTCACTTGGTTACGGCGCTCCCGCACATGGCCACAGCACGGGCAGGTGTCTGCCGCGCTCGGCCAAACGTGCGAGCACTTTGGGCACTTGGCGGCTTCCTTCTCGTCCTTGGTCGGCTCTGGCTTGGTCTTCTCCCGGCCTTCGTCGAGCTCGTTGATGCCGTTCTCGTAGACATCCTCCCAGTCCTCGCGGAACCGCAAGTAGTTGCCCGAGTGGTCGAGCCACAAGGCGAACTCTTTGCCCTCGTGCGAACGCATCACACGCCCCATCTGCTGGATGTGCGAACCGAGCGACTTACTGAAGGGCCGAGCCGAGACGCCAATCATCACGTCCGACACATCGAAGCCCTTGGTCAAGATGTCGGTCGCAATGAGGCCGTGAATGGTCGATTCCGCCTTAGCGAACTCTTTGATCGCGTCCTCTTTGAACTGATCATCATCGCGGTATGAAAGGCTCACAAAGTTGTAGCCAGCATCGGCGAACTTTTGCGCGAGGTCAGCACCGTGTGCCACACCCGAGCAAAACACCACGGTCTTGCGCGGGCCGCCAAACACCTCGTGCGTCTTCTTGACCCATTCGGCAACGATGTCGCCCGTGATCTTCAGACCGCGTTCTGTCACCTCGTCTTGCGACCACTCCCCGGCTACCTTCTTTGCGCCCTCCATGTCGATTTCTTTGGCGATGAAGACGCGCAAGGGAGCAAGGCGGCCGAGTTGCACCAACTCGGCAGTGGTGACGCTGGAAACGACATTGGAATAGGTCTTGCCAAGGCCCTTCGTGAAGGGCGTAGCACTGAGGCCGACGACCTTCACACCCGGGTTGTTCTTGATGAACTCGATGGTCTGCACGCGCGTCTGATGCGCCTCATCGACAATGAGTAGCTTCAGGCCAGGGAAGTGGCCTCGCTTCTCCAAGGTCTGCGCGCTACAAATCTGGATCGGCTCGTAGGGCCGGTAGCGCCAGTGCCCAGCTTGAATGACGCCGTGATCGATCTTGTACTTTTGCAGGCGTGCGCTGGTCTGGTCGCAGAGCACCACGCGATCCAAAATCATGGCGGAACGATTGCCGCGCACCTTGGCCGCCTCAAGCAACGCGATTGCCATCTCGGTTTTGCCGGCGCCCGTGGGCGCCACCAGCATCTGGGCGTTGTGCCCTTCGGCAAATCCAGCGCGTAGCTTCGCCAGAATGCCTTCCTGGTAGGTGAACAACTGAAGAGTCACGTTGCAGCCCTCGCCCTCTTGAGCTCACGCTCATTCATCTTGATCTGCTTGCGAAGCTCGGATGCCTCGCGTTGATAGTGGTCGCGCGAGGAACGCAGTGCGACGGCCTCGGCTTCCAAGGCCTTCACCTTCTGGCGCAGATCGGCAATGGTTCGGGCAGCTTCGACCTTCTCGTCTTCTGTGCCCGTCATCACGCCCACAGCCAGACGGTCACGTAGCTCTTCGTTCTCGACGGCGATGTCGGCGAGCGTTTGCTGTGTCTCACGGAGCTCGTCTTCGCGCGGGTCGTATGCAGCGGCTGGGACCTTTGCAGCAGGCTCGTTGATCGCCTTGGCTTGTTCCTTCGGAGGGAGCTGCGCAATCTCGGCAGCACGCTTCACCGAGATCTCGCCAGTCTTCACCGCTTCCTTGACCTTCGGCGTGGCCTTGGCCTCGACGGTCTTTGCCTGCTCCATGGTGCGAGTGCCGACGCCCGCAATCTCCGCCAGTTGAGCGGTGGTCTTAGCAGGGTCCGCACCGGGTGCGGACCCTCTGTGCTGGTTGGCTCCCAGCGGCTTCCACTTGTAGACCGCCGCAACTGCCAGCGCGATCTGCCCCTGTGCGATGTGACGCCGGTCCTTGTTCTGCGCGATGACGTAGACCTGCGGGTCGCTGCCGTCGTACTCCTGGACCGGGCACTCAACGCCAGCTTCTTGTGCCGCGCGATAGCGATTCCAACCGTCCAGCACCATGTCCTCGAACATGGTGATGGGATTGAGAACGCCGTTGACGCCGATGCTGTCGACGAGGCCACGGAACTCTTCGTCCGACATGGCCGGAAATGCTGCGGAAAGGGGATGCTGCTTCAGTGCCATGCTCGGCCCTCATGTGCCATGCACCACACCGCGCTCGACCACGACCGGTGAATCCACAGGTAGCGGACAAAGGCGACGATGTAGGCGGCTTTGTTCACGCGACTGCTCGGGTTGCGGTGATCTCTTCCAACACTGTCAACTTGGCGTGACGCGCCAGCCACTGAGAAACCAACGTGTTCCCCACCACAGCCTCGAAGCGCGGCAATGCTTCGGCCGGCAGATCGCGCCGGCTGGGCTTATCGTCTTCGTGCAGGTAGTCGGTGACGTGCTGCGGATACAGCTCGGCTTCGCTGGCAAGCTGCTGCCGCGTCATCTTGGAGACGCGCTTCAGTTTCCACGCCAGTCGCACGGCTTGCCGGTACGTCTTCGCCATTCGTATCCACTGCTCAGGGGCCACACTGGGGGCGTCGATGCGCCCCATCAGCGGGAATTCCAGTTGGTCCATCAAGGGGCCTCTCGATAGGAAGAAATCAACGTCTAACCAGTTGCCTAACCGGTTGGCTCGGCTCAAAAAATAAGGGCCATGACGACGCGAAAAATCACGACCTTTCTGATGTGCCCGACCGCCCTTGCAGGCGCCTTGGGAGGCCCCCCGCTGGCAACCAGCGCGAACGACGGACGCATCAGAAAGAGCGCGGATGGATGGCTGCACATTCATGAGGCAGCCTTACTTGGATTGACTTGGTTGATGAAGGAGGCCGAGGCCTGCGCCAGCAGCGACGGCCAGCACAGCACCAGCAGAGATAGCGGACGAGATCCGCTCCAGGACGCCATAGGCAACCAAGGACAGATCGAGAAGCATCAGAATCCAGAGGACGCGACGCACCCAGCGCTCGGAGACGCACTTACGCATAGGAGTCACCATGGGGAAGCTCAAGAAGATCAGTGCAATCGGCACTACCAAGCTCCGCTGCATGGTCTGCAACGGGACGGAGTTCTGGAGCAAGGAAGGCGAGACGCTGACCTTGGAGGACTTGATCCCCTGTGCTGGATGCGGAGCGATCAGCGTTGCGCAGGACTTTGCGGACAAGGACGCGCTGGACGACGTCGTTCAGCAGGTGCTTGCGCGAGCCAAGAAGAAGTAGGCGGGGCATTACGCGCCCTCCTTTGCCTCAGCGGGCTCCGCCTTCAGTGCGCCCTTGCGAACCGCCAAGAAGATTCGCGGGTGATCCACCTTCACCTGCGCCGGAATGCCGCGGGTCAGCCAGTTCTGCACGCGCTGCACACCGCCATTGGCCTTGTCGTAGCCCAAAAGTTCGGCTACTTTGGTCGGGCCGCCGAGTGTCTTGATGAGGTCTGCGTCGTTCATGCGCACATTTAAACATGGCGTTTAATGAACTGTCAACACCGCGTTTATCAACAAGGTGTTTAGTCCCGGAGAATCGAGCGATGCATCAATCCGTGATTCGCTTGCTGGACTACGCCCGGGAAAAGACCAAGGGCTCACGGAACCACATCACAGATTTCGTGCAGCTTCAGGCGCTGCTGGAAACCAGTTCTGGGACCATGACGAACTGGAAGAGTCGTGGTGTGTCGAAGGAAGGTGCCTTGAGGGCTGAGAAGGAACTCGGCTGCTCGGCAAACTGGCTCCTCACTGGCGAAGGCGACGAGGACGCGCCCAGTAAACGACGACGTTCAGTCGTGGCTGAGCCTATCGAGGTTGATCAGAGTTTTCTGCCAGGTTTTGAAGCCCTGAGCATTCCCGTCCTAGCTCAGGCCGGCTCAATGGGCCGCGGCGAACATCAGCTGCAGGAGGAGGTGGTCGTCGGGCGACTTACCGTATCGCCGGAATGGGTTTCCCGGACGCTCAAACCCCTGACTGACATCAGGAACTTGCGCTTCATTCATGGCTATGGGGATTCGATGGACCCGACCTTCGCGGACGGAGACATCCTGCTGGTGGACAGCGGAATCCAAGACCCCGACATCGATGGCGTGTACGTTCTGGAGGCCAATGACCGCGTCTACATCAAGCGCGTGCGCCAGCGGCTCGACGGCAAGTACGAGATCAGCAGCGACAACCCAACGGTCAAGACTGTAGATGTTCTTGATGGTTCGCACACAGTCACGGTTCGCGGACGTGTCGTGTGGTGCTGGAACGGCAAAAAGCTCTAGCCCGCAGAGCTTTCCGAATTATGGGCCTGAATCTATGGAGCCGAGCAGACGCTGAGCTTGTCATGGCCGCGCCCAAGACGTTCGTCCAAAGTACTTCTTGGGTTGTGCGCCCAAACCATGCGGGCAGCAAGGTATTAGTGGCTGGCTTACTTGATGATCAGGGGATCACCATTCCTGGCCTCACCATGAGACTGGAGTTGAAGGCACCCATCGTGACAGATGCGTGCCTGTTTCTCTTCTCACTCATGCTCCAACGTGGCTCTATGGCGCCACGGCTCTATCAGCTGGAGGTCTGCCCGGCGCAGAAGCGCAGTCATATGGATGCCAAACAAACGTTGTACGGGCCGCATGAGCACATTGGGAACGAAGTATTCCAACTCGACCCATCCGGACTAAACTGTGGCAACTGGAACAGCTGCTATCAGTGGTTCGTTGGGCGATGCAACATCAGCGCGCCGTTTCCGATCCAAGCACCATGATCAACTGCGTATGGGCACACACTCTGTCGCGCTACGATTGTCGAGAGGTCAAAGACCTCCATGGTGGGACTGCGCTTGAAATCGCCACGCCTTTCAGTCTGATAGATGGCTCACCCATCGTTCTTTACATTGCCGAAGAAAGTCAGCAATTGCTGATCTCTGACAACGGCGATACCGTCATGCACCTCAGTGGCCTTGGCCTTGACATTGATCACGGCGCAAGACTCAACAAGCTGCGCGAAGTCGTTTCTCCTTTTGGCTTGACCCTTTCCAGAGTTGGCGACTTCCGAACACTTGTCCAGCCTGAGCGAGCACCATTTTCCTTCGCTCAGGCGGTGAGTGGGCTGCTTGCAGTGTCGCAGTGGGCGAACGCCCAAATGAATGAGAAACAGCCCGGTCATGATCTGGCTGCTGAAGCAGAGCCGTTCATCATCGCCAGAAACCCTAATGCCTACTTCCAGCGGCATGCTCAAGTATCTGGAGCCTCTGGTTCAGTACATGAGTTTGCCTTCCGGCATGGCTCCGATCTGATTGATGTAATCCCGCCGAAAGCTACCAGTTGTGGCACAGCACTCCGCAAGGCGGGAGACGTGCAAAATGGACCGGCAGGCATGGATTTGCACCCGCTCGTAATAGTTGATGATCGTGCATTCCCGGATCGGGCCCAACATGAGATTGGAATTTTGGGGGCCTTCACTCGCGCGATGCCCATGACAAGGCTAATGGCGCCCCTGCACTAGCTTTTCCATCTGCAGCTCCTCGAAGCGCCGCCCTTGAGGCGGCTTTTTCATGCGCGTCTTTCAAGGGTCCTGGCGATCAATTTGAGAGCCGCGTCGGCTGACTCAGCGATTTGAACCGAGCTCGACAGCATCAGATTGAGCGGAAGGCCGAAGTCTTCGACAGCCATTCCCTCCCCGTCCCTCAGCACTCCAGCCGCATCATGTCGGCCCTCTACCCGGTCAGCGTAGGCGCCTGGCGGCAGTCCATAGACTGCCACTGGCAATCCCAAGGCGACGGCCACTCCCACCTCAAAGACAGTTCCCGAGTCAGGCTCGGTGCCTCTGAATGGCGCCAAGTTGGCTATGACCCCGTGCGCCTCAGTCAATAGGCCCATGTTGGTCGCATAGATCGCGCGAGCCAGCGCCTCACCTCGCAACCCAGCCGCGGCAGCGCCATCGTCCGACGGGATTAGCGCCTCAAGGCCCAAAGCCTCACACGCGCGTGTCAGCACCAGAAAGTGTTCGGCCGCATCGGGACGGAACACGTCGGGGCCAGCCAAGTAAATACGGGGCATGGCTGATTGTCCCAGCAGCTCGGCTCAAAAAATACACACAATGAATAAACATGGTGTTGACATCAAGATAAACAGTGTGTTTAATTCATCCCATCAACACCACAACCCCCAAGCCTCTAGCGACACGAGAGGCGAAGTCGGACAGGAAGCAGTGACAGGGGGTGGCCAGGTTGGCTGAGTGGTGGTTCTAGACCGCAGCAGATCGCTGCTAACCGGAGTGATGGATGAACGCCAAACAAGAGATCGTGAGTGCGCAGCACACGCCGTGGCGCGGTTGCGCCGAGTGCGCCTGGGGCAAGGTCGCGGGCTGCTGGAGGTGTGGCTCTCGCATCTCGACGAACGCGCCAGGGCACTACAACGAAGAGCCTGAAGTCTGGCGGCGTCACTTCGTCGCCGACATTGGCTCAGCACGTTCGGCTCATCGCACCGCCCTCACGTTCGTGCGCAAGGGTTTCGCGCCCGAGTTCATCCAGCAGGCGCGTGCAGTGCGAGACGCGAGCCTCGTGTCAGCTCGCCTGAACCTGCAGGCCTACCGCGCCGCCCTCGCCAAGGCCGCATAACGGCTCTACAGAGCCTCTACTTGGAGATGTGATGGCAGACAAGATTCAAATCCGCAGCCGCTGGGATAGCGACACCGTTCTCTTCGAGTGCGAGGCTCCTGAAGGTCTGGAGTCGGGCCTCTACATGAGGCATGCACTGGAGAAGGCTACTGAGGCGCGTGCCGACCTGCGCGGTGCCGACCTGAGCGGTGCCGACCTGCGCGGTGCCGACCTGCGCGGTGCCGACCTGCGCGGTGCCGACCTGCGCGGTGCCGACCTGGGCGGTGCCGACCTGCGCGGTGCCTACCTGCGCGATGCCTACCTGCGCGATGCCGATGGAAATCCGCTCCCTCGCGCAACGCCTGAACAGGCCATCGAAAGCCTCGACAAAGTGCGCGCAATCGTTCTGGACGACCAGGAGCGACTGAACATGGGCCACTGGCATGGCAGCGATGAATGGAAGAACCGCACATGCGCTGAGGAAGCAATCTGCGGAACTACGCATTGCCTCGCTGGATGGCTCCAGGTCTGCACTACGGAGCCCGCACTCAAGAACATCGATCCGCAATTGGCCGGCACTCTTGCCGCGCCGGTCGCAGCAAAGATGTTCTTCCGTGGCAACGAAGAAGCGCTGGAATGGCTGCGCGACCGTAAGTACGTTGCCGAATCGGCTGAAGCAGAGCAACGCGCACAGGATCGTGCAGCACGCCGGGCGGCTGAAGGAGAACAGGCATGAGCGCGCAGCACACGCCGGGGCCATGGGAGGTCGTTCACAACAACGGCGAATTCGGCTGGCCTGCTGGCTTCTACGTCTTCCGCTCCGTGCCTACACCGGCCGGCCGCAGCAATGAGTGGATGACGACGAACGGAGGCATCCGCCCGTTCCGCACGGAATCCGCCGCATACGCCGCCATCGCCAAGGCCACCGGGAGCGCAGCATGACCCACCAAATCTGCGACGCATGCGAATGCGTGAGCCTGTGCTCCAAAAGTGGATGCAGGCCGCTGATGCCGATGCCTGAGAAGTCTGCAGAAGACGAAGAGCGCCGGCTGGGCCATGCAATCGAGAACGTCGATATGGCCGTGTACTGCCTTGAAAAGGCGCTCAGCGCTCTGAATCGCACCACACCCGAGTGGAGCACTGGGCATAGCTGGATCGATGAAGCCAAACGCGTCCTGTCGCTGGTGCCGCAATGAGCTACCTCTTCGACAACCAACAAGACGCTCCCAAGCTCACCCCTGTGGAGCTTTCTGGCAAGGCTTCGCTTGAAGCATTCCGCACCCTTCTCATGCGCTATCTGGCGAGTGAGGTTCCTGAATTGGAGAAGAAGAATGGCTAAGAAGTCGCCGGCTCAACGCATCGCACGCCTTGAAGACATTGCCATTGGCGCAGGCTTCTTGCTTACCAAGTTGCATGTTCGATATGGAAGCGACTTTGGCGAAGGGATGCGCGAACAGATCCGCGCGTGCATAAAAGATTGCAACCAAGTCGCAGCATCGCGCGCACAACGCGAAGCTACTGCGAAAGCTGCAGGAGAAGCCTCGTGAGCTACGCCTTCCCCAACATCGAGCGCATGGACTCCGGTCCTGCCTATCTCGACCGCTCCGACGTTCGCCCTGTCACTGCCATTCATCGCAAGCTGGCAGAGGAACGGTATACGAAGGATGTGGAGATGATCGCCGACTGGCTCGCAGTGTCTTCCGATGATCGCGAGCCGTGCGACTACTTCGGCCTGATAAGCACAACAGAGCTTGCCCAGATGCTCTTCAGCGGCGCACTCAATGAAGAGCAATGCAAGGCCACATCCGATGAACTCCGCAAGCGCTATCTCGATGAGTACGAGTCGCGCATTGCACATGACGCAGCGAGGATGGCATGAAACCACTTCACACGCTAGGACCATGGCATCTTGGTGCGGGCCTCAAGGTTTACGACGAAGGCAACAATCTTGTTGCGCGATGCGATTCCACGCGCGGGAAATTCGAGTACGAAGAACCAAACGCTCAACTGATCTCTGCAGCCCCAGAACTGCTGGCAGCGCTGCAAGCCATCTATGACGAATGCGAGGGCTATGTGCCCAACACCGCCAAGTCGGTATGGGTTGCTGCTCTGCATGCCATCTCTAAGGCAAAGGGAGAGTCATCGTGACCTTCCTCTCCCGTCACGCCCAAGGCATCGCAATGGCTCTGTTCATCCTAGCTGCCTACATCGCAGCAGAGCAGATCGGCGGTCCTTCTGAGACTGACTCTCTTAAAGCAGTAGCCGACATCGATGCTTCTCTGGCTTCGATGTATGCGGCAGCAAACAACCAACAGGCTGCGCAGGTCGCGGCAAAGGAATAGTCATGAGCACCGCTGTCTACAAGTGCGTCAACTGCGGCGAACCATTCACTGCACGCACGGCAGACCGCAAGCGCGGCTGGGCTCGCTTCTGTTCAAAGTCCTGCAAGGCGGTGAAGCAAGAGCAACGCACTGGACAACACCGCGCGTACCAAGAGCGACGTGCGGGTGGCGAATCGAGCTTCAGCAATGCACACCAGTTTGACAACACGGAGCTTTGAATCATGCCCCATCCCGAATACCGCGCCGGCGCCTATCTGTTCTCCCCGGTCGGCGATAACCATCCAGCTCCCTACTGGCCCGTCTTCATCGCATTGGCTGCGCCCTTTGTGGTTGCGCTGGCGGTTCATTTCATCTTGCGCTGAACATCATGACCAATCAACTCACTACTCAAAACAGCAATGCGCTCGCGCTGCGCGAAGAAGAGCTGCTGGCCGTTCTTGGTTCCAGCCTTTACCCCGGCGCCAATCCCTCCTCTATCAAGATGGTGCTGGGCTACTGCAAAGCCTCTGGCCTTGACCCGATGCAGAAGCCGGTTCACATCGTGCCCATGTGGGATGGCAAGGCCGGGTGCATGCGCGATGTGGTCATGCCTGGCATTGGTCTGTATCGAACGCAGGCGGCGCGCAATGGCTGCGCAGGCGTATCTGAGCCAGAGTTCGGCCCTGATGTGCAAGAGAACATCGGCGGTGCTGAAGTGACCTATCCGGCATGGTGCCGCGTTACCGTGAAGCGTCGCATCTCGACCGGTGAAATCGTGGAGTTCACCGCGAAAGAGTTCTGGAAAGAGAACTATGCAGTCCGTGGCGGCAAGGAAAAGAGCATCGCACCAAACGCCATGTGGTCGAAGCGTCCTTACGGGCAGATCGCGAAATGCGCTGAAGCCCAAGCACTGCGCAAAGCCTTTCCAGAGATCGGCAGTGAGCCGACCGCCGACGAGATGGAAGGCAAGATCCTCAATGTGGATGAGGCTGGCATTCGCCACAGCCCAACCCGCAACGCGGAAGAAGTTTCTAGCATCAATCCAGGCCGCCAGCAAGAGCTGCGCGAGGCCTGCGAAATGGCAATCCACAAGTTTGCAGAGGGCGATGAAGTCGCTGCCTACGAACAGGTTTCAGGCGTCGAAGACGGCGACGAAGTGCTGTTCGTCTGGAATTTCCTCAAGCCGCATTCCAAGCTGCGCTCGGCCATCAAGCGCCTGCAGGCAGCCGACCGCGCTGCAGCAAATCAACCAGTCGAAGAAGTCTGAGGCCCACCATGCCCGAAAAGAGAGAACAGACGATGACCGACGCAGTAGTAGCCATGTTGGCCCGTGCACAACATTGGATTGCTCACACACCGCACGGCGACAACTGCTTTGTCTCCAGTCACTACGAAGGTGACCCTGGCGACCAATGCAACTGCGGCAAGTCTTCTCTTGAAGACGCCATCCACGAGTTCTTGATCGAGCACGAATCCGTCCTCCCCATCCCCGCTCCCACTATGGTGGACGAGCGAGGAGAGGTGTCGCTTTCGCGAAGTGACGCAGGTGAGGCGCCCCCGAACTCGTTGCCTGATTGGGACGAATGCGCCATGCGGGTAGCGAACTCCGAGCTCCTTGCAAAGCGCGTTGCAGAAGGCGGGTATGGGCCAGAAGCAGATTCAAAGCTTGCGACCGAACTGCATCGCTTCATCTACGAATACGACGATGCCGACAGTTTCAGGTCCGCGTGGTTCTTGCATCGACTGGAGCTTTTGCTCAATGAAACGCGCAAAGCAGCCACCCGCCCCACCCTCCAGTCTCTGGGAGGCGATGCAGGGGTGAGCGAGGAGAACGCACGACTGCGCGAGGCACTGCAGTTCTATGCAGACGGCAACCACTTCACCATGCATAACAGCGATGCGTGGGACACCGTCAGCGGAGAGCCTCCGAACTTCTGGGAAGACGAGTCGAACACTGCTACCGTGGAAGATGGCTCTATCGCAAAGCTCGCACTCTCCCTCACCTCCACCGAGAAGAGCGATGGCTGGCTGCCGATTGAGACGGCGCCGAAGGATGAGCGCGTTCTCATCGCAACATGGGGTGAATGGGTGTTCGAAGCACGCCAAGACCTCAACATGGTAGACGGTGAGCAGGTCTGGCAGTGGGTTGACCCGGACGGAAAGCTTCTGCACGAAAACCTCATGCCATTCGCATGGAAGCCGCTTCCGATTTGGCCGCGCTCCCTTTACGAGCGCAAACAGAAAGGAGGCGAGTGATGGAGCGCCAAGAGCCAACTAAAGAGGCGCTTGAGCGTGAGGCCCAAGAGCTTCATGTGCTCAGCGGATTCAAAGTGACCATCGAGCAAGCACGTAATCGCGTGTGCGAATCGTGTGGCTGGGTGAACTGGGATCACATGTCCAGATGCAAAGAAAAGCGAGGTGCCGCATGAGCAGCCGAGGCAAATTTGTAGCCCTTCCCGCCGCTCCTAAAGCCGCAGAGAAGAGCGGGAGGTCGGAATGAGCGAGATGAAGCACACAGAGGGACGCCAGCAGCCATTTGGGCTGAGCTTTCAACGCCATTGCCTTTCCATCTTGGATCGTTCTGTATTTCAAGATTTCGTTGGGCCCGTAGTCCAGAGAGATGGCCAGCGTTTACTCGATGCAATTCGGAGTGGCGATATCAAAGCGTTGTCGAAACTAGCTGCCAAGTATGAGTGTGATGCTGGTCTATCACAAGGCGGCGGAGGTGCTGGGCCCGGGAAGTTCAAGAGCGCACGTCGCGGTGCGGTAAGCATCTACCAAGCCGCGTGCGCCGCCCTCTCCAAGGCCGCTCCTAAAGGGGAGGAGAGCAATCATGGCTGAGCTGATTTACTGGCACAACCCGAAGACCGGCGCAGTGTGGAGCGACGTGGATGTGCGATTCCATTGCAAAGACACCACCGGCTGGACACGCATCGTTCTCCCTCCCCCGGCAGGAGCACAGCAGGCGGTGGCGAGCAAGATGGAGGTGGACTCGTGGAGGCGAGCGCTCTTGGTCTGGCGCGATGCAGGCGTCTCCGAGTTGGTCGAGGACAGGGCCGGCCTCAAGCAATGCCTATCGAACGCGGCCCGGCTGCTACTCGAACACCCCGCCCTCGCCGCCCCGGCTGCGGCACAGGGGGCCGTCAATGCCATTGCCGCATTGGTGCCTCAGATTGAGGACAGCATCCACGGAAAACGCTACCGCTGCCAGCAATGCGGCTATGCCTGGGGCGCCGGTCTTGACGGTAGCGAAGCCCACGCGACGAACTGCGCCTATGTCATCGCCACCAGCGTGCCGCACACCCCATCCGCATTGGTCGCAGCAACCCCAGCCCCCGAGGCAGCGCCGAGCGCAAAGGAGGGAGAGGCGCCAACGGATGCCGAGCTGGGCGCCATTGCCTACAAGGGCTTCGACGACTACTGGACCGAAAACAGCGCCGGCAATGACGACGAAGCATGGCAGGCACGCGCCAGAGCTGTCCGCAACGCCCTCAAGGGCATGACTCCTGCAGGGGGTGACAGGTGA